TCGTTTATGAATAGCAGACATAACCCGCGATCCACGTTCCAATAACGCCACCGTCGTACCGACAGCCGCTTGTTGGTTCATATCGCCTACTTGTGAGTCAGCGATGCTCGCGAAGCGTTGAGCACTCTGAACGCAAATCCCCATCAATGCAAGTAATGTTTGATCCGGTCCTTTGTAAATGCAACAAATCAACAACCCGTAGATCAAGAACAGTTATTACAATGGTCAGCACAAAACCCTGAACCATTAAAGACACGTAATCAAATAGACCCAGCATTACTTGGACAACTAATTCAAACATTGAAATCATAAACAAAATCATATAGAATATTATAATGGCAGAAATAGACGACGCTTTACCCAATACCAAAACCACAGTTGAACTTCCAAGCGAAGCTGAAATAATTCAAGAACAAGAAAGTCAAATTGAACAAGTTGAGAGTGAAGGCGGTCCTGTTGAAATTAAAATGGATGAAGAGGGTGGAGCAGAAATTTCCTTTGATCCAAAGATTGCATCACCAGAAGGTGGAGAAGATCATAATGCAAACCTTGCAGAATTTTTAGGCGACGATGTTTTAGATCCGCTTGGTAACGATCTCTATAATCAATATGTTGAATACAAAGAATCCAGAGGAGATTGGGAAGATAGTTACAGAGAAGGTTTAGATTTATTAGGATTTAAATACGTAAAAAGAACAGAACCATTTAGAGGAGCTTCAGGTGTAACACATCCAGTTCTTGCAGAAGCAGTTACTCAATTTCAAGCTCAAGCTTATAAAGAATTATTACCAGCCGAAGGACCAGTTAGAGTTCAGATCCTAGGAGATATTACAGCAGAAAAACAAGACCAAGCAAATCGTGTTAAAGATTTTATGAACTATCAAATCATGGATCAGATGAAAGAGTATGAACCTGAATTTGATCAAATGCTTTTCTATTTACCCCTAAGCGGTTCTGCCTTTAAGAAAGTTTACTATGATGATCTTTTAGGTAGAGCCGTTTCAAAATTTATACCATCAGAAGATATCGTTGTACCTTACTCTGCAAATTCATTAGATGATGCAGAAGCAATAATTCATATTGTAAAGATTTCTAAAAATGATTTAAGAAAACAACAAGTAGGTGGATTCTATAAAGATGTAGAATTAACAGCACAACCTGCTCTTAAAGAAAGTCCAATAAAAGAAAAAGAATTAGATCTACAAGGTTTAACTGCTAATAGTTCAGAAGATATTTATACTCTTCTTGAAATGCATGTGAATATAGACCTTGAGGGATATGAAGACGTTGACCCTACAACTGGTGAGCCCACAGGAATTAAATTACCTTACGTTGTAACATTAGATGAAGACTCAAATAAAATTTTATCTATCAGAAGAAATTATGCACAAGATGATCCTTTAAAAAGAAGAATCAATTACTTTGTACACTTTAAATTTTTACCAGGACTTGGATTTTATGGATTTGGTTTAATTCATATGATCGGTGGTTTATCTAGAACTGCAACTGCAGCATTACGTCAATTATTAGATGCAGGAACTTTAGCAAACTTACCAGCTGGATTTAAACAAAGAGGAATTAGAATTAGAGATGATGCTCAACCTATTCAACCAGGTGAGTTTAGAGATGTAGATGCTCCTGGTGGAAACATCAGAGATTCATTTATGCAATTACCATTCAAAGGACCAGATCAAACATTACTTGCATTGATGGGTATTTGTGTTCAGAGTGCTCAACGATTCGCGAGCATCGCTGACTCACAAGTAGGCGATATGAACCAACAAGCGGCTGTCGGTACGACGGTGGCGTTATTGGAACGTGGATCGCGGGTTATGTCTGCTATTCATAAACGACTTTATGTTGGCTTGAAAAACGAATTCAAATTATTATCAGAAGTATTTAAAACTTATTTACCAGCTGAATATCCATACGATGTTCCAGGTGCACAAAAGAATATTAAAGTTGCAGACTTTGATGATCGTATAGATGTATTACCTGTTGCTGATCCAAATATCTTTTCACAAACACAAAGAATTTCTATGGCACAAAGACAATTACAATTAGCACAATCTAATCCACAAATTCATAATTTGTATCAAGCATACAGAAGTATGTATGAAGCATTAGGTGTAAAAAATATTAATAATATTTTACCACCACCAGCTCAACCAATGCCAATGGATCCAGCATTAGAACATATCTTAGCAATTAGTTTAAAACCATTCCAAGCATTTCCAGGTCAAGATCATAAAGCCCATGTAGATGCGCATTTAAATTTTATGAGTTTAGCAATGGTACAAAATAATCCAGGTGCAATGGCTTCTTTACAAAAAAATATATTAGAGCACATAAGTTTAATGGCTCAAGAACAAGTTCAAATAGAATTTGTAAGAGAATTACAAGAAGTTCAACAGATTCAAATGATGATGCAACAAATGGGTGCAATGAATCCTGCTATGATGGGTGGAATGCAACAAAATCCACAGATGATGCAAGCACAACAAAGACTTCAACAGATTGTTAATGCTATAGAATCTAGAAAAGCTATTCTAATTGCTGAAATGACTAAGGATTATGCTGAAGAAGAACAAAAAATTACAGGTGAATTTGGTGCTGATCCTTTATTAAAGTTAAAATCAAGAGAATTAGACCTTAGAGCCAAAGAAAATGAGCGTAGAAAAGAATACGAAGAAGACAGAATCAACTTGGATAAGATGAAAGCCATGATGAATCAACAAAATCAAGAGGAAAAACTACAACAAAACGAAGAATTAGCTTCTCTTCGCGCTGGAGTGTCCCTTGCAAAGATGGGAATGGGCAATACTCAAATAAAAATTGATAATTAATCATTAAAAGAGTATAATTTAAACTTAAACAGGAGAAAAATATGAGTAAAGATTGGCAAAGAGGTTCAGGTTACGTAGATGCACCTAAAATTGAAAAAGAATTAGGTGTTGGTAAAGACGGATATCAACAAGGTGGTATTGAAGTTGAGATGACTAACGATCAAGAGTCTCAATCAGTTGATGTTAGAGGAACTAAACGTATCAGAGCTGAAAAAAAACCAGTTAAAGCTACTTGGTTCTAATAAATAATAGATTTTAAAATGCCTAAAGGTTCTAAAACTATTTTTGATGAACTAGAAAGAAATGTTCCGTTTCCATATGGACAAATTTCTAAACATGAAAAAAGTATTTCTAATAAAGGTAGTAATATATCTAAGGAAGAATTAGTTAGAGGACAAGGAATTGTTTTAAAAGAAAAAATAAGAAAAGCAAAATCATATTAATATGTTAGCAGCACTATCTACTATCGCACCTTTAGCTAAAATGTTATTTTCAACAGTGGATAAAGCTATCCCTGATAAAGATTTAGCAGAAAAATTAAAAGCACAGCTTAATACTGAGTTATTAAAATCATCCACAGAACAAATTAAAGCAGCAGCTTCTATAGTTGAAGCAGAAGCTAAATCAGGTTGGTTTTCAGCAAGCTGGAGGCCTTTATTAATGTATGTTTTAATATTTATTTTAGTATGGAATTATATTATTGGACCTGTTATAAAAATGGTGATAGGAACAGTTATTACATTTGAACTTCCAGGAGACGTTTGGACACTTTTACAAATTGGTCTTGGGGGATATGTAGTAGGACGTAGTGGAGAATCCATTGCGAGAACTTTAGCAAACAAACAACCAACAGGAGAAAAATAAATGAGAAACGATTACGGAATAAGATCTGATGTCAGATTTGCCAAAGGTGGTAAAGCTGTTAAAAAAGGAAGCACATCAAAAAAAATGATGGCATCTGTAAAAAGATTAGATAATAAAAAAATAAACAAGAAAAAATAATGGGCGATATATCTTTAAGAGGTAGAGGCAGAGCTTTAATGAATAAAAAAAGATCTGCTATGAGAATGGGCGGAATGGCCATGGATGAATCTATGGAACATGAAGGCATGGAATCTAAAGCTGAAGAAGCTAGAGAGTATGCAATGGAAGAAAAAGGATACATGGAAAATAAAAAAGGTAAGATGATTAAAAAAGCAGATATGATGACTGCTAGAATGTCCAAGAGGAAAAGCAGCAGCTAAAAGAAAGTTTAAAGTTTACCCTTCAGCTTACGCAAATATGTATGCATCAGCTGTTTGTTCTGGTAAAGTAACACCAGGTGGTAAAAACAAATCTCAACAAAGAAAAGCAGTATCTAATTATAAACAAGGTGGTATTGCTAAAGGTTGTGGAAATGTAATGGAGAATAGAAGAAAGGTTACAAAGAAATATTAATATGGCAAACGGTCTTAGAAAATGGGTTGCTGAAAAATGGGTTGATATTGGAACTAGACGCAAAGATGGTTCTTTTGCTCCATGTGGAAGATCTAAAGGAGAAAAAAGAAAAGGTTATCCAAAGTGT